CTGAGCCAGTTCCTTCCAGCTGGGGCATAAGTAGAAAATCATGAGTAAATTTTCATTTACCGGACCAAACGGCGAAGTGTATGAGGTGGAAGGACCATCAGGTGCCACTGTGGAACAAGCTAGAGCAATATTTGATCAACAGATCAGTACTGGCGGGCTAACAGGAATACCGGTAGGTGGCTTGGTCAATGCAGTTACCCAGGCCACAGGTGGCCTATCAGCAGCCATAGCTCAAATAGGACCAGCATCATTTGCACAGGCCCAACAACTAGGAAGCGCAATCAATCTTCCTGATCTAAGAGGAATGCCTATTCCCAATCCAATTGGAGTTAGTGACTTTGTTGGCACAACAGTGAGCCAGCAAAACATAGGCGCCATTAATCCTGCGCAAATACAAGGACTAATAGCACAAACCAGTACATCAGTGGGCCAGGCTGCGTCTGCCATTACCAATACCAAAGGTCTTGGCAAGTTTGGACTTAATGCTGATCAGTTGCAGTTGTCGGGCTTGATCAAACCCGGACTAGCTGAACAGATCAATCTGGATCCCAGCAAATTTACCAGTATCTTGTCAAGTCCCACCAGCTGGACAGGCAAGTCGGGTGCCACAGATTTAACCTCGGTGCTGGGCAACGAACGACTGCAGACCACAGTACAGCAAGGCCTAATGAATGTAAATTTTGATCAACTCAAACAAGTAGGGGTTATCAGCGGCACAGAGGCAGCATCGCAGCTGGGTCCGTTGTTGAACAATGCCACAAAGTTTGGCCTAGGCAATGCAACAGAATGGCTCAAAACTGCACCGTCACTGGGATCACTGGGATCACTGGGATCACTGGGATCACTGGTTAGTGGCAGCGGAATTAGCGGATTACTTGCAGGCGGCGCAGGCGGTGCACCAGCTGCACTAATTAGTCAAATGAACAACTTTGCCAAATCGGCAGAATTTGCACAGGCATTTGCCGGTCTAAATGCTGATATATCTGGCGGCGGCAATCCATTGGAAGCAGGTGTACAGGCACCCAAAGGATTTACCAACACTGTGAATCGATCTAATTTGAATGAAGCAGTGAAAAAAGTCATTGGCAACAGCAAAATATCTGTGCCAGATTTTGCACCTCCGGGCACCAGCTAAATATCTGTATGGCCACATTCATTGGATTTAACACACAGAATCAAAACAAAAAGTTCACACTGGTAGATGGCGAATTAATCAAACGCGACCTATTGAATGCATTCAATGTATGGCAAGGTCAATTGCCTGGACGCCCATCATACGGAACCACACTCTGGAGTTTTTTGTTTGAAAGTCAGGATCAAACTACCATGGCCAATATTCTGCGTGAAGTACAAAGAGTAGCCGGCGGTGATCCTAGAATTTATCTAAATGATGTACAAGTGTACCCACAGGAAAACGGTGTGTTAATTGAACTAGAGATACAACTGGTAGCTGGCGCAGATGCACAATTGCTGAGTGTATTTTTTGATCAACAACAGCGCAGAGCTTCGTTCGTATAAAAGTAGCCGTTTACTTTATCGGTAAATAACATATTAACGGAACATCATGGCACGCACCACTAGACAAACAGTTATATTTGGCGTTGAAGACTGGAAACGCATCTATCAGACCTTTAGAGAAGCTGACTTTCAAAGCTACGACTTTGAAACTTTGCGAAAAAGTTTTGTAGATTATCTTCGACAGTATTATCCTGAAACATTCAATGACTATATCGAAAGTTCAGAATTCATTGCATTACTAGACGTTGTTGCATTCATGGGCCAGGCAATGGCCTTCCGCAATGATCTTAATACTCGTGAAAATTACATAGACACCGCAGAGCGCAGAGACTCTGTGGTACGCTTGGCCAACCTAGTAAGCTACACTGCCAAAAGAAATACTGCTGCCCAAGGTTATCTCAAAGTATTTTCTGTACAAACCACTGAAAATGTCACAGACTTCAATGGAATTGATCTGGCCAATGTCACTATCAACTGGAACGATCCTACCAATTTCAACTGGGAAGAACAATTCACAGCCATTTTAAACGCTGCTCTAGTGGACACTCAACGTGTGGGCCGCCCGGGTAATCGTCAAGACATTGTGGGCGTAAACACATCAGAATATGCTATCAACCTGGTTCCAGGATTCTTGCCGGTGTTGCCATACAATGCCACAGTAGACGGTGTCAACATGCCGTTTGAAGCAGTGAATTCCACATCCGTGGGCCAAGACTATCTCTACGAACCTGCCCCTGTGGCCAATGGAATTTTTAATATTTTATTTCGCAGCGACTCTCTGGGATTTGCAGCAGCCAACACTGGTTATTTCTTTTATTTCAAACAAGGTGTACTGCAAAGTCAAGATTTTAATCTGGCAGAACGAATCAGCAATCGCACAGTCAACATCAATATTGAAGGCGTCAACAATGAAGACCGCTGGGTGTTCCAGTTGGACAATGTGGGTACAGTTGTGGGTCAATGGCAATATGTAGAATCAGTTTTTGCTGCGGCAGCAGAACAGTTAACACCTGATCAACGCAAATTGTTTTCCACAACATCAAGAACCAACGATCAGATCACGTTGACATTTGGCGATGGTGTATTTTCTGCGATCCCAGTGGGCTTGTTCCGGGCTTATGTTCGTGCCAGCAACGGCCTGCAATACATTATCAATCCTGAGGAAATGCAGAGTGTGGTTTTGCCAATTAGCTATATCAGCAGAACTGGTCAGTTGCAAACAATCACATTCACTTGTGGTATCACCACTCCTGTCAGCAATGCACAGGCCAGGGAAACTCTGGACGAAATCAAACAACGTGCTCCTGCTAGATACTACACACAGAACCGCATGGTCAACGGTGAAGACTACAACAACTTTCCGTTTACCTTGTACAACTCAATTATCAAAAGCAAGGCACTGAATCGTGCCAGCATTGGTACCAGTCGATATCTTGATCTAGTAGACAACACAGGCAAATACAGCTCAACCAATATTTTTGGATCTGACGGTGCTCTGTGGGAAGAAAACCAATTGCCCACGTTTGTGTTTTCGTGGTTGAATCGCAACGACATTGCCAGTGTAATTACCAACCAGATACAACCACTGCTGATCACCAACGGTTTTACACAGTTCTATTATGCAAATTTTCCAAGACCAGACTTGGCAGTACTCAATATCACCTGGAATCAGAGTACCACAATGGCCAATGAGACCACTGGCTATTTTGTAAATGCCACCGGCGGCCCTGTTCCTATTGGCACTTTTTCTAGCAACAACACCAAGTATATTCAAGTGGGTAGTCTGGTAAAGTTTGCTGCACCTGCCGGCTACTATTTTGATGCCAACAATAGACTTAAACTAGGAACTCCTGTTCGTGCAGATGAAACACTCACTATCTGGGCCAGTCCAAGCATTATTGTTTTGAACGGTACTAATCAAGGCCAAGGCAACTTTGACAACGGTACTGGACCAGTCACACTCAATAATTTTGTGCCCACTGGAGCAATACCTGTGTCAGTAATTCCGTTGCTGGTCACAGATATTCCAGCCAGCCTTGAATCCGCAATTGCTGATCAGATTTTGTTGTTTAGAAACTTTGGACTTGGATATGATAATACCACACAGACCTGGTATCTGATTACATCTAATAATCTTGCTGTCAATGCGGACTTTAGCCTGGCCAACGCACAAGATACATCGGGTACAGGCCAAGATGCAAGCTGGGTTATTCAATGCCTGACAGATGGACTCAGTTATACTGTGACCAGCCGTTCTCTGGTGTACAACTTTGGCTCGGTGCTGCAAACAAGATTCTTCTTTGAATCTGGGCAACGCATTTTTGACACTCGCACAGGAACAACAATCAGCGACTTTGTCAAAGTGTTGAGAACCAACAGCTTGCCAGATTCCAATCAAGCCTTGCCCGGGGACATCAGTCTTTCTATCATTGGCCAGCCAGTTGAGTCTGACGGATATGTTGACGACTATCAAGTGATTGTCAGTTATCAAGATGTCGACAGCGATGGGGTAGCAGATGATCCAGATTTCTTTGATGAAATTGTAGCACCGTTAGTTGTTCCTAATTCAAAATTGGTATTCTTTGAAAAGACAGTGGACTTTGACAATCTGCAACGTTATATTCTAGTTGAGCCAGGCCGTGTGGTCAGTGAATTTGCTACCAAGAATGATATCGAAGCAGTCAAGGGAGAATACGTAGCAGGACAAATTTTCTATGCCTACAATCAAGAAATCTATGTCGGACCCTTGGCTGGACAAGTAGGTGCGTTTTATGAACTAGCGGTCAGCACAACTTTTGTGAGATCACTTGTGGATGTATCTGCAGATTGGATTGCAAGAGTTGGACGCCAGAGTTTGTATTTTCAATATAGACACAATGCTCCACTAACATCTCGTATTGATCCTGGAACAACCAACATCATTGACTTGTATGTGGTCACACAAAGCTATTATAATGCTTATCAAAACTGGATCAGAGACACCACAGACACTGTACCTAAACCCAGTGTGCCCACAATCAATGAGTTGTCAACTGCTTATCAGAATCTCAACAACTACAAAATGATTTCAGACAACGTGGTTGTGAATTCAGTGGTATTCAAGCCACTGTTTGGTGCCAAAGCAGCACAAGAACTCAGAGCCACGATCAAGGTTATTCGTGCAGCCAATTCAACAGCCAGCGAAAGTGAAATTAAAAATTTAGTAGTGGCCAACTTGAATGAGTATTTTTCAATTGATATATGGGACTTTGGAGATACATTTTATTTCTCAGAACTTGCAGCCTACATCCATAGAAATATGGGCGGCATTGTGAGTTCTGTAGTACTAGTGCCTCTGGACCCATTGAAGAGTTTTGGTGACCTGTATGAAATACGGTCAGCCCCAGATGAAATTTTTGTCAATGCAGCTGGCGTCAGTTCAGTAGAAGTGATCACAGCATTGACGTCAACCAACCTTAGAACCGCACCAGGCAGTGGAGTAATTTAATGGATAGAACAAGAACCGTAGATTTTCTACCACCGATATTTCAAACTACTACCAACAAACAGTTTTTGGCAGCTACTCTGGATCAATTGGTCCAAGAGCCACAGTTTAAAAAGACACAAGGTTTTGTTGGTCGCAGAGTTGGCCCAGGTGTAAATCCCAATGACTATTATGTGATTGAGCCCAATGCTACCCGAGCAAATTATCAACTTGAACCGGGCGTGATCAGTCTAACTCCAGACACAACAGATATTGCTGATGCAATAACTTATCCCGGCATCACTGACGCACTGGCTCGCCAAGGTGCCAAGACAAACAACTCAGACAGATTGTATACCAGTGACTACTACACCTGGGATCCGTTTATTAGTTTTGACAAATTTGCAAACTACAGTCAGTACTACTGGTTGCCGGCTGGTCCGTTGTCAGTGGACGTTGGTGCCACAGTAATTCCACTAACAGATAGTTTTGATATCACTCGTGGCACAGATGTGTACGAATTCTCAGGCGTTGCCGGCGAGAATCCCATCATCACTCTGGTGCGTGGCGGCAACTATGATTTTGTTGTAAATCAAGCCCCCAATGGATTCTGGATACAAACTGATCCTGGTGTCAACGGCCGCT